CGTCCTCCGGGTAGCACTCCAGGTGCGCGCCCACGCCAAGCACGAGCGAGTGGACAGCGCTCCCGAAGTCAAACTCAGGGCGGGTGGCTCGCGGACTGTTCCTGTAGTGGTGGAGGGCTGCAGGGGCGTCCAGGATCATCTTGGCTTCGGTGGATGACAGGGAGCGGTGGAGGGTAGGGTCGGAGTGGTACCACTGCTCGTCGAGGCCGTGATAGATGCCTGGCTTGTCGATGATGAGGCTCATAGCGGGTAGGTCCTTACTCGGCTGGGCTTGGGGGCTGGGGATACGCAGGGGTGACCCTGGGCGGCGAGTTCAGCGACGGTGGGGTTCCCGCGCCGCCTGGGCTTGTGCTGGGCTTGATCGTCCCTCCGGATGCCGGCGCGACGGCGAGCCTCGCTGCACGGGCGGCAGAGCCGGTTCCCGTGGTGGAGGCGCGTGCCGGGCCAGTCCGTCACGAGGGACATGGATGGGCGGAGTCGTCGCCCGCAGTCACGGCAGCGCTGCGGCTGCGACCAGTCCAGGACGTTCTTCACTGCTCGCCCCTCTCAGTGATGCGGATGAGGCAGTGCTCGCGGCGGATGAGGCCGGTGGCGAGGGAGCCGACGTAGCTCCACCCGTCGCGCTGGAGGCGGCGGACCTTGCGGTGACCGATCGGCCCCCAGGTGGGTACCCATCGGGCGTCGTAGACGCGGAGGCGGGCCACCGTCTGGTCGCCCTCGCTGCTGGAGGCGGTTATGTCGATCTCGGGGTACATGGGTTTTCCTTTCCGGGGGAGGTTGAGGGGGTTAGAAAAGTGGTTCGGCGTCGAGCCAGGATGTGGATTCGCGGGATAGCAGGTGGTCTCTGCGGATGAGTCCAGCCCGCAGGCAGGCCACGTGCGTCCATCCGTCATCGATGAGGCGCGCCAGCCGTCGCGCACCGATGGGTCCCCAGGTGGACACCCAGGTAGTCCGGATGCTGGTGCCGTAGGTAGTGGAGAGAGTCATGGAGGTGTCCTCAAAGGCCGTTGGTGAGTGTGTCGGCGTCGACGCGGAGGAGGGTGGCGAGGGCTTCGAGGAGCCTGGCCCGATGCTGGGCGTGCTGGCCGAGCGTGCCCCAGGGGAGGTTGGTGTCGATGCGGCCTGCCCCGCGGCGCTGCCGGTCCCGCTCATCCAGGGCCGAGGACTCCGAGTCCTGGTAGTCGGCGCAGGCGCACAGGAACTCCGCGGCGGCGGTGACGTCGACGCCGTCGCCACCGACATGGTCGAGGCGGCTCACAGGGCAGCCACCCATGCGAGGAAGACGCATGACTTGTCTGTGAGGTAGGAGGACGACATGGTGGTGTCCTCGCTTGGCGTGGCCCAGACTCCGCCGTCTTCGTCGTCGACGCGGGTCCAGGCTCGACCGTGCGTGTCGCGGACGACGGTGCCGCTTGGGAGGGCTCGCAGGTCATCGGCGTACATGAGCGCCTGTCCAGGGATGGCGCTGGTGACGGCGCGGAGGATGGACTGGAGGCGGGTGATCTGGTCAGCGTCGACCTCCTTCTGGCAGAGGTCGGCTTGGATGCTGGCGGCATTGTCGGCGGCGGTCTGCCATCGGTCGCGGTAGAGGTTCACCTGGGTCTTGAGTGCGTCGATGGTGTCGCGCTGTTCGCGGACGGTAGCGGCGAGGGCCTGCTCGCTCAGGCTGGGCTCCGTGGTCTGCTGGGCTTTGCGCTGGTCGGCGGCGAGCATGAGGAGGCTGATCGCGCCGATGGGGTCGTGGCCGCTGCGGTCGAGGAGGTCGCGTGCGCGGTCGCCGTAGGTGGAGACAGCGCCGTCGTAGACCTCCTTGACGGTGGTTAGGCCGTCGGCGGGCCACTGGATGCCTTCGACGTTGAAGCGCTTGGGGTGAAGGTTGACCTTCATTTTTCACGGTCCTTTGTTCTGGGGGTTGGATGGGCTGGGTTGGGGTTCCCGTGTTGCCCACGTGGACAACAGTAGGTGCCCAATTGGGCACCGTCAAGGCGGGATGATGGCTGTTACGTGTTCGTGACAGGAGTGGACGGCGAGGCTGACCACACAACGCGTTAACGCGCGTGAATTCGGCCTGAAAATGCGCGACCCCCACGGGGGTGCAGTCGCGGCACGCTAGGCCGCCCTAGGGACCTTAGAACGCTTCCTAGGGGCACTTCCGCCCCCGCCGTCACCCCCAGGGTGCGACGAACGCGCCAGGCGGGCGATCACCTCACGAGCCCGAGCCGCCCCATCACCCGACGGCTCAGTTGACGGCGGAGCCGTCAACTCAGCCACCGGGCGGGCCGGCGGAAGCGCATCAGCCCACGGCACACGCCCCGAACCCAGCGCGTGATCCATCCGAGCCAGCACCTCCGGCAACGGCGTCGACGGCTCCAACTCGGCCACCTGCACCGCCTGCGCCAACGACGCCCGCCCATGCCGGTCCGCGTCCACGTCAGCAGCCCCGTTGCCGATCGCCCGCAGAAAGCCCCGCAGGTACGCCGACTGCTCGAAACCGCTACGGCCCTCCGTCGGCAGACTGTGGCGCTCACGCCAGGCCCGGATCCGCTCACCCCGGACCGCCTTCGCGGCCCGGTTCACGTGCTGCGGTTTCGCCGCCCCATAGGTCTCCACGTCACCGGACGCCACACGCCGCACCGCCTCGGCAAGCACCTCGTCGGTCATGTCCTGGTCGAGGAGCGTCATCCAGGCGCGGATCCGTCGCTTGCCTCCCTCGGCGTCGACGATGCCGGGAAGCATGCCGGCGTCCACGAGGATGCCGATCGCCAGACTCACGCCAGTCGCTGTAGCCATCACAGGCCCTCCTTCGCGAACTGCTCGGCCAGGTCGTAGAACACCTGCCCGCCCTGTGGTCGCCCCTGGGGGCGTTGGGCTTGGAGGCGGAGGGTGTCGAACTTTTGGCGGAGCTTGGGCAGGCTGAGGACGTTGGCGCGCCAGAAATCATCGGCTTCGACCCAGTCGATGATGCGAGTGACCTCATCGACGGTGCGGCCGTCTCGGTCGATCATGAGGCGTGCCTGCGTGCGCCAGGCGGCAGTGACGCGTGGGGCTCGGCCGGTGCGACGCTGGACGCTCGCGGCCATGGCGTCGCAGACGGCATCGACGTCGGGGCGGGGGTCTTCGGCGGCGTGCAGATCGGCGTCGCCGATCGCTTCACTGTTCCCCTGTTCCCCTGTTCCCCTGTTCCCCTGTTCCCCTGTTCCAGGCGCGAAGGTGTCGCGAGGTGTCGCGACAGTGTCGCGAATTGTCGCGACGGTTTCGCGAATGGCGTCGTTCTGCGGGAAAGCGGTGGCGTCCCCCTCTTCGGGTTCGGGGATGCGTGACGCCTTCGGTTTATCTACCCGCTGGTGCTTTCCCCACCCCGTTACTAGGAAATAGGTCCTAGATGCGACGGTGTAACGAAGGATCAAATTCGCTTCGGAAAGCCTCGCGAGACCGTCGCGAACCTTCGCGACAGTGTCGCGAGGATTCGCGACCATGTCGTGCGGGAATAGGGCAGCCACAATCAACGCGACGTCATCCCGCCCCCGACCATGGTCATCCGCATAGGACCAGAGCCCAATGAACAGCAGCCGATCGGCGTCCGACAGGGCCGCGACGTCCGGGCTCGACCAGAACTCCGGCTTGATACTCCGAATCCTCACCATTTCCTCCTAGCATTAAATGCGGGGCTGGTTTGCATGCGCCAGGTGAAGGCCGCCCACGCCTCGTCGCCCCACGCCCGCGCGGGGTCTGCGTCTCTGGCTGCGCACTCGGCAGCGGACTCGGCAAGGTCTTCCAGGTAGCGTCCCCACATGCCCGCGGTGTCGAACAGGAACAGGTAGCCGTCGGCGGGCGAATGCCCCATAGCCTCCTGAGCCCACTCGAGGAAATCGTCGGCGTAGTAGTCGGCGTCGCAGGGGCCTCTCCACCTCCTGACGTAGCCGGCTGCGGCCTCGCAGGGCTGGCACCTCCGCCACTCCCGGACCGTCCCGTCATCGAAGGCCATCAACTGGGTGCACTGCTCCCCCTTGGGGATACGGCGGCCACAGTCATCGCACCGGACACGCCCCCGCGACCGAGGAGACCTCTCGTGAATCACCTCGGTCATGATTCGTCCTCCTGGATCTTCCGCTCCTCGGCCTTCAGCCGCTCGGCATAGGCATAGGTGAAGGACACGTATCTTTCGTCGATCGGGGCGACAATGATGAACGCGCCAGGCTTGTAGTCGTCGGCATACTCCTTGGCTGTGCGCCACACCGTGATACGAGAGTCATCCTTGAGGACGCCGTCCTGCTTGTAGGGGGCAAGAGCGTCGCCGATGGCTCGGATGAGCTTGTCCAGGTCGGGCTTGACGTACGGCAGGAGCCTGCCCTTGGCGGACCTGGGGCGGGGTAGGAGGAAGACGGCGGTGACGGCGACTGGACCGTCGTAGCGGGGCTCCCAGCCGGCTTCTCGGGCGGCCTCCTGGGCGGCGCGCTTGACGCGGGTACGCCAGGCGGCGAGTTCGGGGCCGCGGTCGTGGGTGACGACCACCCGCTGACCCGAGGTGAACGCCTTAGTGGAGCCCTCGGTGATCGGCTCACCGGGGACGAAGAAAGAGAATGAATCCATGGTTTTTCCTTAGGGTGGGGTGGGGTTAGCGGCCTTGCTGTTTGCGGCACCAGGCGTGGAGGCCGCCGTGGGGTTCGGCTGCCTGTTTGCAGGCGTCGCAGGTGACCTGCTCGTAGCGCATGGCGTAGACGCGGCCACGCTCGTGCGGGCGACGCAGGAGGGCGAGGAGGTCGGCCCCGCAGGCCAGGCCCATGCTCGGCATGAGCGCGTGGACCACGGCCGGCGGGGCGGGCTCCAGGAGGTCGAGGAGACTGTCCTGCGTCATGGCAGGTCGAAGAGGGGGATGGTCCCCATGGTGGGGTCCTCGACGTCGGCGGGCTGGTGGGCGGCGAGGCAGGCCGGGCAGACGAGCGGGCCAGTGAGGTCCGCGCTCTCGACGTCCTCGCAGTGCTCCGTGAGAAACCCGGCGTTCTCGAGTTTGCCGAGCCCGTTGCAGATTCGCCAGGTCGGGTAGTAAACGCCATCAGGGTGCTGGTGAGGCTTCTCCCACTCGACGTCGGCGATGTGACGCACCAGGCGCCCCGGCAGGAGGACGCGAGTCATGACTCCTCCTCAGCAGACATCACGGGGATGCTCATATCAGCCTCCCAGCGACCACTCTGGAGACCGCCCCGGAGCCCGGGAAAAGGTCGCTCACGGTATCCTGCGCGGGGTCGAATCCCAGAAGATCTAGCACCCATGTGGTCCATCGGTCAGGTTTAGCTCCGACGAAGCCGGTTACGGGGTGGGGTGCGCTGAGCACGTCAGGGACACTCATCCCGGTACCGGCGGCGCGCCGCGATTCGGGCACTTTGTAGATGAGTGCCTCCCAAACGGAGCGGACGCGGGCACCGTCAGGAATGGCGTTGGTGACCTGCCAGACGGCGAGCCGCCCCCCTAAGTTTGCTGCGTGCGGCAGTATCTCGGCGATAGTCTTCGCTGAGGCCGCCATAGCCCACCCATCCCATTGGAGATCGAGGTCGGTCATGAGTGCCTTGTGCTGGTCAGGGTTGTCCCACGCGCTGGCGTCATGGTGGAACTCGGCGCTCAGGCGGGAGCGTCCTTTGGCTCGTCCGGGCGTGCCATAGTGGGGGTGTTGCTTGCCGCCGTACCACAGTGCGGCGCGTCCCAGGTACGGTGGATCAGCGATCGCCAGTCTCACGACTCCTCCTCCTGCCAGAGGCCGAGCTCGGCAGCCAGCGCCGCACAGATGGCCTCGAAGAGGAGGTCGTGGAGACGGTAGACGATGATCTCCCCGCTAGGGTCGTAGCCCTGGTGGTAGCAGGATGCGAGGTCTCCTAGGCCGCTGAGGAGCCAGCCGATCCGCTCGGCGGGGTCCATGCCCAGGTCTCGGCCGCGGAGCTTGTATCCGATCATTTCCAGGATGGGCTCTAGATAGCCGTCGGGGTCCCGCTCACTGAGGGCCTGGAGGCAGCGTGCGGCGACGATTCGTGCGCGCGCCTGCGCCTGGTCGCTGGGCTTGTGGGTACGTGCCCGGTGCGCGGACTCGGCCCAGGCGGTGCACAGTTCTGAGACGTCCCGTGCGATGAGGGCGAGTGGACCACCAGTCTCGGCGAGTGCCGTCCGACATGGGGGGATCGTGGCTCGGGCCAGGTCGGCCCGCTTGAGCATGGCCTCGAAGTCGGCGCGGCGCTGTTCCATCGTCAGGGCGGTCATGCTGCGGCCCTCCCCTGCTTGGTGAGGGTGAGGAGGCGGGCACGCCGGCCGGAGGACGTGATCGCGTACTTGCCGGTCTCCTCAATGAGGTTCTTGTCCTGAAGCTCCCGCACAGCGGTGCGCGCACGGGACGGGGACAGGACACCACGCGTGAACCGCTCGACGTCGGCGAGCGTGAAGGTGCCGCGGCCGGAGCGGCGGATAGCACTCAGCACCTCGGCCTGACTGGGGAAGGTGCTGGTGACGGAGTCGGCCGCCCACTGGCTGGTGACCGGGTCGTTGGCGCGCACGGAACCGCGCTCGCGGGGATGGATGGTGCTGGCGGTGGTCATGCTGCGGTCTCCTGGTCGTTGTGGTGGGGGTGTTGGGGCTGCTGCAACTGGCGGGCTTCGGTGTCGTCGGCGTAGCGGGCGCGGAACTCCAGGGCGAGGACGGGCATGATGCCGTGCTTGACGGTGGCGCGTGGCTCGCTGGCGAGGACCATGCCGAGGGTGCGGAGGAGGTCCATGAGGTCGGCGACGGCCTCGCATTTCTGGTGGACGACGGGGACGGCGGCGAGCATCTGCCAGCGGAAGACGTACTCGCCGCGCCCTAGGGGCGTGAGCATGGTGAGAGGGGTTTTCACGAGGGGTCCTTTCTGGGGAGTCGGGGGGGGGTTATGCCTCGGGGAGGCGGTCGATCCAGGCTTCGAGGTCGTCCTTGCGGATGAGGTACTTGGTGCCTGCCATACGGGCGGGGAGGTGGAAGTCCGGGTCGGTGGAGCGGACTGCCTTGCGGATGTAGTCGACGGACAGGCCGGTGACTGCGGCGGCTCCGGCGAGGGTGTAGGTGAGGACGACGGTCATGGCTGGGGCTCCTCTGTGGCGGCGATTGCGCTGAGCGCGCCGACGGCGGCGTCGATCTGCTCCTGGTTCAGGTCGGGGTGCTCCTCCCAGAGGATGCCGATGTCGTCGGAGGTGGTGGAGACGACGCGGGCTGCGACCTGCATCGCGATGGTGTTGATGTGCTGGTCCATCAGTGACCCTCTTTCTCGGTGCGGATGGTGTGGGTGACGGTGGCGGCGGTGAGGGCGATGGCGAGGAGGAGGACTCCGGTGTGGTGGCCGAGCGTGGCGCTGAGGGCAAGCTCGGTGAGGATGGCTGCCGCGGCGACGGCGGAGAGGGCGTAGGTGGTCATGCCGCGGCCGCCTCAGCACCGAAGAACGACTCATCGCCGTAGTAGGAGGAGTGGATGTACCAGCGGCCCACGCTGCGGCTGGCGTACCAAGAGGTTGGCTCGTAGGCATCGGAGCGCTGCTCGCGGACGAAGAGGCCGAGGAGGTCGCAGAGGGCGTCGAAGCCGCCGTCGTAGGGGTAGATGGCGATGTCGAAGCGCCCTTCAGGGAGGGCGTGGATGTAGGTGTGGGAGATGTCGATGCAGTTGCGTTCGGCCTCTTCGATGAGGGCGTTCACGAGGGGCATGGCCTCGGAGATGGGGCGCTGGGTGGTGGGGTTGCACATGGGGTTTTCCTTGGGTGTTAGGCGGCTTCTGCCTGGGTGATGAGGTGGGTTGGGGTGGTTCCGAGGGCGGTGGCGATGCGGTTGATCTCGTCGAGTTGGAGGCCGCGTCCGGTTCGGAGTCTGCGTTGGAGGGTGGAGCGGGGGATGTCTGCGTCCTTGCTGAGTTGGAGGAGGCTGGTGCCTGTGGTCTCCATCTGGTGGGTGATCGCCCGGATGATGGGCGGCGGGTTGGTGTCCATGTGGACAACCCTAGGTGCCCAAATGGGCACCTGGCAAGTCGCTGGGAAACTCGTCAGAAAACCGTTACCATTCCGTCATCTTGGTGCCCAATGTGGCACAGTGGAGACATGAGCACGCGAGCAACGAATCCTGGAACCGGCCTCAACGCCGCTGCGGCCGCCGAACTCCGCACGCTCCGCGAGGAGCGGCACATGACCGTGAGCGGCCTCTCTGACGCCTCAGGCATCCCCAAGCGCTCCCTCATCCGCCTACTACAGGCCGAGCGCCCCATCACCTTCGAGCCCCTGTGTGCGCTCGCTGACGCCCTCGGAGTCAGCGCCTCCACGATCATCTCCCGCGCCGAGGACCGCCTACGCGAGGAGCAGCGGATGCCGGCGTTCTCCTGCTGACCGCGCCCCATAGACGACGAAGAGCCCCACCCAGATTCACTGGGCGGGGCTCTAGTCATCTGACCTCACCGACGATTTTCGGTGGCGAAGGTCGGTCGTGCGGTCTCGACACGGTCACGATATTGGTCAGGCGGTCAGGCCGAGGCGGGGGGCCACAGCCTCTAGGGCCTGCCGGGCCTGGTCCAGGTCGGCGTGCTGGTAGCCGAGCGTCGTCGTCACTGAGGTGTGCCCCATGAGGGCGATGATGACGGCGGCGGGGACGCCGGCGGCCATGAGGAGCGTCGCTGTGCTGTGTCGGGCCTCGTGGGTGACGTAGTACTCCCAGGGGTCATCGGCGGTGCCGTCGCCGCCCTTGTGGACTCCGGCGGCGTCCTGGAGGCCGTGCCACGCCTCCATGTCGTCGCTGGCGGACCACGGGCCGCCGTCAGGACGCGGCCACACCAGCCCATAGGGGGACTCAGGGCAGTGGTCCTGCCAGGCTGTGAGAGCGGCCGCCATCCACGGCACGATCGGCAGCACACGGGACCCGGCGGCGGTCTTCGTCGGCACGAGGTGGTAGGAGCCGGTCAGGTGCACGGTGTCGTACCAGCCAGGCAGGCCGGCATCGCGAGCCCTCTTGGGGATGGCCTGGAGCTGGCGGTCGATGGTGAGCGTCCCGGCGGCGAGGTCCACACGATCCCAGGTGAGCCCTAGGGCCTCCCCCTGGCGTAGGCCCTGGAGGAGGGCGGCCACCCACCGGCTGGCGTCGTGCTCGCCTGCGAGGCGGCGGGCGTTTCGCTCGCGCTTGCTGGCGTCGACGTCGAGGGTGGGCCAGGCGTCGGGCTCGGTCGCCGTCTTGAGGAGGGTGGCGGCGTCGGCGGCGGGGATGGCCCGGCGGCGGTTGGGCGCCTTCCTGGGGAGGGGGACGTCGAAGACGACCTGCGGCACCTGATAGCCCTCGGTGCGGGCGTCGCGGAGGACCTTGAGGAGGATGGCGCGGCACCGGTGCGCCGTCGTCGGGCTGGAGCCCGCTTTCTCGTGCGCCTTGTCGAGGGCGCGCAGGTCGGAGGGGTTGAGGTCGGTGAGGCGCTTGGAGCCGATTGTGGGGACGATCCAGAGGTCGATCATCCGGGAGGCGACGTCGAGGCTCGTGGGGCGCAGGCGCGTGGCGGCGGCCGCCTTCCACTGGTCGCACCACGTCTTGAGCGTGGTTCTCGGGCTCGCGCCCTGGGTCTGCCCGGCGGCGTGGTCGCGTCGGAGCTGGCGTAGGGCGCGCTTGGCCTCGGCCTCGGTCTTGCGGATGCGGGTGGCTCTCTTGAGCCCACCCGAGCGGGTGTAGCCAACGGGGAGGGCGGCGACCCATCTCCCGTCCTTGCGCTGGTAGATGCTGCCTTCTCCGTATGCCATGGGGTCCTCCTCGGGTAGCAGTGGATAGCAGTTTGGATAGCAGTGTGTAGCCCAGGATAGCCCATGAGGGCGCATGTTGGGTGTGGTGGTTTTGGCGGGATGGCGCGGTTTTGCGCCCCGCTCGACCCCATCCTACCCCCACAAACAGTTCTTCATGATAACTGCTTGAAGGGGGTTGACAGCCCCGGAATCATGCGGCACCATAGTGGTCACGAGGCACCCGAGATAGCAATCAGATAGCAATCTCCACGGAACTCCCCACAACCCCAACAACCACAACGAAAACTCCCCAGAAAGGCCACGGCCATGTCACTCCTCGACGCCGCCTGCATCAAGACCGACGACGGCACCATCCACGTCGCCCCGAACGGGACCATCGGCCTCCCCGGCCTCCTCACCCCAGACATCCCCGCCACCGACGTCGTCGACATCGCCGTCGAAGACGGGAAGGAAGCCAGCAAGCGAGTCACCGCCGCCCGCGTCGCCGCCGTCGGCATCTTCGCCCTCGCCATCAAGAAGAAGGTCGACGCCACCAAGTACATCCTCATCGAGACCACCGACAATATGCACGTCTTCGAGATCAACGCGAAGCGCCACCGCGAGGCGCTGGCTTTCGTGAAGCGCGCCAAGGTTGCCGTCGCCCGCGGCCAGGAGTACGCCGTCAAGAAGGCCGAGGAGCCCGAGCCCACCGAGGGTGCCCCAGTCGGCGACGTCGAACCCACTCCGAAGCGCTGGTGGCAGAAAACCACCGGCGACCTCATCAACGAACGCCGCGCCAAGAAAGGCAAGGCGCCCATCAACTTCAACGCCGCCTAGAGACGACGAAAGGCGCCCCCGCTACCCGAGTAGGTAGTGGGGGCGCACAGCCCGCTCAGGTCAGCCCTTGACGGCAGCTAGAGCCTCAGCGGTCGGAACTGCCCAACCGATGATGGTTACGCCAGCAGACTCAGCCAGCCCCTTGGCGGTGGCCTGCTCGTCCTTGCTGGTGACGACAGCCCAAACGCCATCGGGGAAAGCGGCCTTCGCTGCACCCCAGCCGGGAGCCCCGGCAGTCGGGCCGAGGATGCCGACGGAGGCGTTCTTGACGTCGGTGACCTGCCAGTCAGCGGGTCCGTCTGTGTTGTCGGACGCCCGCTTGAACGTGGCGTAGTCCCGGGTCATGATCTCGCGCAGCTTGTTCTGGCCGCGGTAGTGGATCGCTGTGTAAGGCGCCCGCGGGCGAGCAGCGATCAGAGGCAGCAACTTCCCATCGCTGGACCGGTACCACTGAGCCGAGGAGTCGATCTTTCCATTCAGGATGTACGGCAGGACCTCAATCCCAGCGCCCTCCAGGGCGTCCATGGCCTCGACCATGCCGGCGACATTGTTGCCGTCGTTCCGGTGCGTCTGGAGCCCGTACTGACTGAACTCCTTGCCACCGGACACGGGGCGCTGGGTGATAGCGACAGCGGCGTCCGTCGCGTCCGCGGTCGCCTGGATCGGCAGCGCTACCTTGTCCGGCTTGAGGGCGAGAACCGCGTCCACCTCCGCCTTCGTGTAGAAGGCGCGACCAGCCGTGCCCCAGCCGCCCGGCAGCCAGGCCATAATCGGCAGGCCGTCGCCCGTAGCCGGAGGCGGCGGGGTCGGCGGAGCCGCGGGCGCAGTCGGGACGACCGGACCCTGCGCCTTGATCCAGGAGGACAGAGACGCCAGGGCGTCCGCGATGTGCTTGGCGGCAGCCGCCCCGAAGGCGATGCTCCCGATCTTCGTCGGGTGCGTGTCGTCCGCCATGAGGAGCGTGTCGCGAGTGCCGTCACCGCGCTTCGTTCCCTCATTGCCAGTGCCGGACAGAACGTCGGACACCTGGACGGTGGGGGCGCCCGCCGCGAGCGGGGTCTGCCCAGCCTCAGGTGTCCACGCCTGGGTGACCCGGTAGGCGACGCCACCATAAACCACGACGTCACCCTCGGCGCACTGTCGGCCGTCGCGCCACGGCACAGCCTGCCTATCGGCCACGCCGAGCCAGTCCACGAAGGCGATGCCGTTGCCGAGGCCGCCGGAAGCGTCCACGCCCGCCTTGTGAGCCCGGACGTTGACGTGCGAGGGCCGGGACAGGAGGCGAGCCACCGACGACGGCTCCGCGCCGATCATGATGATCGGAACCTGCGGGAGCTTAGCCCTCACCTTCGTGACGAAGGTCTTCACGGCCTCCGTGATCTTGACACCCTCGGAGTCGCCGTTCTCGATCACCTTGTCGCTGTTCAGGGATCCGATGGTCACGATGAGGTTCGGGGCGGCCGCGCAGATGGCGTCGACTCGGGCGTCAACCTCGAAGGCATCTTTCCCGGACGACGAGTGAGCGAAGCCAGAGCCGTCAACCGAGGAGACCGCAGGGATGCCTCCGATGATCCGCGAGATGGCAGCCGGCAGGTTAAAGCCTGCCCCCATCATCGACTCCGTGCTCCAGGAGTCGCCGAAGTAGCCGACCGTGGGGGCGGGCTGGCCACTGCGGAGCGGAAGCGCGGCTAGAGGGGCACTCGGCGTCGACGGCGCGGGAGCGGGAGAGCCGCCGCCTCCAGCCTGGGCCAGTTCCGCCTTCGTCGCGTAGGTGCTCGCGGCGTCAGCGCTCCTCAGGTACACGGACAGGTCCGGGGCTGGGGCGTCCTTGCCGGGAGGGCCAGGAGGGCCAGGCTTGCCAGGCTTGCCGGGCTCACCGGGGTCCCCCTTGTCCCCCTTGACGCCGCCACCACCGCCCTTAGGGATGGACGACTTGACGTCATCCAGTTCCGCCTTCGTCGCGAACGTCCGATCCGCGCCGACTTTGCTGTACCAGCTCGGCTTTGCCATTAGTCCCTCCATGTGAGTAGTCCGTTGCCGTTGTCGATGATGTCTGAGTCGTCCCGCGCCTCGACGAGACCGGCATCCCCCCTGCGCGCCAGGGGTGAGGACTGGTCCTCCACCGGCTTGCCGGAGATGATGTCGGTCAGGTCGACGGTGGTCCCAGCCAGGATGCGCGCCCTGTACCGGCGCGGCGACTCGATATCGCCGGGGACATCCAGGGTCACCAGGTAGTTCTGTGCGCCCTGAGGTAGGGCGTCTGGGGCGGCAACCCGAATGCCGGGAGCCCCGTCCGGGCCGGATACCTGCCCTTGAGAGTCGATGCGCGCGACCACTCGGTGCGTGACTACGACGCTCGTGTCCCCCAGGTCACCTACCCAGTCCCGCTCCAGCGGCGTGAGTGTGACGGTGCCAGCGCGACCCGCCCCGTCGGGGCCGACGACCCGGCCGGTTAGCCAGGCGTAGCCGATGTTCATGGTTTCTCTCCTGCTGCGATAGATCGATTGGTGTCAGAGGGTGCCCCTCCCAGTAGGCGGGAGGGGGCTCCCTCTAGTCGTCGGCCAGGTCTCCGATAGGGGACTCCCCAGGGCCGCGCGGCAGGTCCCCCAGGGGCGCCCCACGGTCGAGGGCGATCGCGCGCGTCCTACGTGCGACCATCTCCCACTGGGCGGCCTCTCGGCGGGCGGCCTGCACCTCCGTCTCCCGCCCCTGACGGGCGTGCCAGAGAGCGCGGATAGCGGATCCGATCTGCCCGACCAGGGTAGCGGCGAGGCCGCTCGTGATGACGACGGCGATCAGGTCGGCTGCTCGCATCCCGTATCTCCTCTCTCTGCGGCGCGGGCCGCTGCGTCAGCCTCGCGAGCTTTCGCGACGGTCACGCCGATCTGTGCCCGACGGAGCGGGGTGTCCGGCTCGCGGCCGGGCTCCCATGCGCGGCCCCAGGTGCGGGCCATCCGCTGGGCGATCATGAGGAGGAGAGCGATGATGATGAGGAGCGGCCATCCCGGCCACCGGTCAGTGGTGAGCGCACGTAGAGTGTCCTCGACGGCGACGGCGAGGAGGCCGAGGGCGGTGAGGGCCGCCGCTGGCCCCTCGACTCCCCACCAGCCCAGCCATGCGGACGGGGCGCCCAGCAGGCACCCGATGATGGTGACGACACACCCTAGGGTGACGTCCCAGGGCTGGACGTGCGGGCTGGTGAGGATGAGGGCCATGGCGGCCGCCACGACCCCATACGTCGCCACCATCAGGGCGGTGACGACACGGGGCTCATGGAGGGTCCCCCAGATGCGGCGGCCCAGGCCCATCAGGACGCCTCAGGCTCGCTGGTAGCGGGCTGCTGCGTCTCAGCCGGTGCGGCGGCCAGCCACGGCACGTAGATGCGCAGCCAGGCGTCCACACCAGGCAGGGCCATGATGCGGGTGACCGCGCCCGTGATGGCGAGGACACCAGCGGCAGCGCCAGTGGCGACAGCCGGGTCCTGCTGGCTGGCGGCCGTGTAGACCACCGGAGCCAGGGCGCACAGGCCCACGAGGGCCTGGAAGACCGTCCGGATGACGGCGCGCGACGGATGAATTACCTGGGAGGCGGTAGCCTCATGCTTTCCCATGTTGTTCCTTCCTTGTTGGGTGGCGGTCACCAGAGGCGGCCGGAGCCGGCCCTGGAGTTGTTGAGTGCTCGCTGGAGCGCCCCGATCGTGGCTGGGCCGGCCTCACCGTCAACCCAGTCAGCGAAGTCCCAGCCTGCCGGCAGGTACTCGCGGTGCCAGGCCATGATGAGGAACTGGAGCGTGCGCCACGTGTCAGCCCCAAGGACGCCGTCGACGTCGAGGCGGGGCGAGTCGTTCAGGGCGGTCTGCTGGTCCGGCTGTACGGCCGAGTTCAGGAACGACTGAAGCCGCTCAACCGCCGGGCTGCCGTCCTCGTCCAGGACGCCATCAATAGCGGTACCCATGACCTGCTGGAGCCTGCCGATCGTCGCGATGCCGAAGACCCCGTTGCACACGAGCTCCGACTGCCCGTCGCTCTTGTTCTTCTTGCCGGTGTACGGGCTCGCCGACGGCGCGGACGCTGCCGGGGCGGATGCGGCGATCTGGCCGCCGCCCTTCATCGTGTCCCACGCGCTGCGGTCACGCAGACGGTCCAGGTCGAGGTGGCTGTTGTAGCCGGGCAGGTACCCGTCCTCGGTGTACTGGTGAATCAGGACGTTGCCCCCCCAGTAGGGGACGTTCGGGATGGGCGGGTCACTGTAGGCGCGGCCGTAGTCGCTGTACTCGGGCCCACCGGCGTACCACAGCGGGAACCGGCCGGCCACAGCGGACCAGTCTCCGCTCTCCAGGCCCGCCCCGTTCAGGTAGATGCCCGGAGTGGAGCCGATCTCGGCGACCATCTGGTTGAGGATCACGAGGGCGTCCGAGGGGGTCAGGTTGAGGGCGTCAGCCTCCCAGTCCAGCCAGAACGTCGCCCTTCCCGCGTAGCTCTTGGCGCGGTCGAGGAAGTAGCGGGCCTGCTCGTTCGCGTCCTCGTCGTTGGCGAAGAGGTAGAGCCCCAGCCTCTTCCCGGAGGCCAGTGTTGCCTCCGCCTGGGCACGCCAGAACGGATTCTCATAGCCGGTTCCCTCCGTCACCTTGACGATGACGAAGTCCGCCCAGATGGCGGCGATATTGAGCCCGCCCTGGTGGCTGGAGATGTCAATGCCGTGCGCGTGCGCCGGTGCCGAGGAGACAGCAGGGGCGGCCGGCTTGGAGACCGGGGCCGATGCCTTCCACTTGGCGAAGGCCGGCCACTGCTGGAAGAACTTGCCCTCGCTGAAGCGATGACAGGACGTCCACGCGCCGCGCTGCGTGTGCGGGTGGCTACTGTAACGGACAGTGCGGGTCTCGCTGCCCGTAGCGTCACCCGCGTAGCCGTCGATGCTCCCATCCTCAGCGATCCACGCCTCTGACACGAGGGGGTCGCCGCCGCTCTCGACGGCGACCACGACGTGGCCGACGCCGCCCTCGTTCGCGGCCGAAAGGATGATGTCACCGACCTGGAAGCCGCCGTCGGGAGTCAGGTTCTCGTCGGACCAGTTGACCTCGTTGAAGCCGTGCGACTCCATCCCGGCACGCATGTTGCCGGTCCAGTAGTCATTAATCTCCAGAAGGGCGGCGTGGCCCCAGGGCACTCCGTAGGTGTGGTGGATGCCGTAGGAGATGGCACCGCACGCCAGACTGGAGCAGTCCGCGTTCTGCGGGCTGGAGACGTGCCCATGGGCGTCAGCGGCCGCATACCAGCTGCGGCGCTCGGGCTGGCTGTAGCCGACGTTCTCGCTGTCGCAGATTCGCCGGGCGATCTCAGCGGTGATCGAGCCGACGCTCACGCCACGCCTCCTTGCTGCTCCTCCCAGCCCGCGGCAAAATTAACCGGGCCAGCCTTGAAAGGCGACAGCCAGGCGCGGGAGACGTTCTTGTAGTACTTGCCGGTGACGATGATCCGCTCACCCGGCCCCACCATCGCGTCCGGCCGGAGGCTCTTGATATCCTTCGCCTCCCCGGAGACGGACTGCATGTAGGCGTCGACGCGCTTGTCGACCTCCTCCTTGCAGTTGCGCAGGTACTCGCGGCGGGCGAACTCGGTAGAGACCCGCTCGGCCAGGCCGTTAAAGTCGGTGTCGGTCATGGCTCGGAGGCCGCGTTCTGACGTGTCCAGATATCCAGCAGGCATTAGCCCATACTCCTTGGTAGTGCGGTTGCGAATAGGGTGGAATAGGCGGAGTCCCCACTAATGGAGAATGTTCCGCCTGTTCCGTACGCTCCGGTAAAACCGCAGCGAATTTTCGGGTCCTGACCGGCCGGCACCACGCGAATCCCGGTGACGGTCACGGAAGCGCCCGTGGAGTCGTTGGGGAAGCGAGCCCTGTAGGGGCGGTCCAGGAGAAGTACGGTGGCGTCAATGTCGCCCGCGCTGACGCGACCCCATACCGTGAATGAGACCTGGACAATCCGGTCATAGGGGCGCACACCCAGGTCAACCTGGGCGGCACCCGAGTACTGGTTGTTGCCGAGTTTCAGGGTATTGGCGACGACGACGCTGGCCTCCACGGCCTGGACCTCATTGATGGGGCGCAGGATCCAGGTGGCCCCGTTCTTGGATCCGTCGGAGCGGTAGAGGATGCCGCCGACGTCGAGGTAGGCGGGGTGGGCGGCCGTGGGGGCGTGCCCGGCGGCCTCGGCCCTCGACAGGATCTCCCTGCCGGCGGCGACGGACTGGGCAGGGAAGATCACGCCCGCGGCGTCTAGAGCGTTCGGCCACGCGGACAGGAGGTCATCCCCGGCCTCCGGGACCGGCACGCCCTTCCAATGGGTTGTTGGCATTCGTCTCGCCTTTCACTTGGTGTAGGAGACTTCGATAGTCAGGTCGTGTGACCAGTAGCCGTAACTGGCATTCCCCTTGGTCTCAAAGGAAATGCCGCGGAAATAACCGCCGCGCCAACTGTTCCACTGGTCTCGGGGGATCTGGATCCAGCGGCCGTCACCGCGACCCCAGCCGCCGGACTCATACCAGCGGTTGCCGCCACCGGAGTAGGATCCGGGCGCGGACTGGAAACCGTGGGACCCGATGCTGGCGACGCCGGTCTGCCCATACCAGTGCTTGCTGTAGGCGTAGACCCGCATGTTCGTGATCGTGGCTCCAGCCAGGTCGGCCGTCATATTCGGGAAGCCGATCAAGGAGTTATACGCCCAGTTGCCGTAGCGGCCCTGCGGCATAGTGTCCGGCCACGACGAATCCGGGCTGCCATTCGAGTAGGCGCGCCACCAGTTCGACCGGTACTTTCTGACGTAGTTGCGCTTCGGCTGCGGCTGCTCCGATGGCTTCGGGGCACCCAGTATCACTGTGTGGTTCGGCTGGACTGTCTTCTCTGGGGCCAGGCCGAGGTCCTGCACCAGCACATAGGGGGTCGGGAGGGATGCGTCGCTCTTCGTCAGCATGACGCCCTCGGAGCCGTAGGCTGACGCGGCCAGGAACAGGAGCCGGTACGTGCCTGATTCCTCTACCGTGAACGGCTGGAACACTGCGTGGCTGGTCTGGATTTGGTTCCGGTTCTCCGACACTAGGCGCACCCGATACTCGAAGGTATCCTTTGCGCCGTTGCCTACTGGTTCACCCTGCATGCGGGCCTCGAGCATGGCGTTCGCCTTGTTCGTGTACCATGTCAGCATCGTGGTCGCTTGGTAGATTCTCCCGGCTTCGAGGTCGACGACGATCTCATACATGGAGTCGACTGAGCGCACGATATGGTTCTCGTTGTCTCCCCAGGACCAACACTCACCCCAGCCGATCACACCCCTAGGCAGGGCAGCCAGAGTGTCGGCCAGGTCCGTGCCGCGCCAGGTAATCCGATCGGCGACAGAGAGCGACTGTGTCGTGACCTCGCCGTCGCCGGTGATGGTCGCCTTGGCGAGCCCGTCGGTGCCGGTGATCGACAGGAAATCCGAGCCGCTGGTACCCAGCGTGACGACCTCCGTGGGCTGGTTCCCGACGGCCTTCACCACGTGGAGCCCCGTATGATCCATGATCGCCGCATCCCCAGACGGGTCGCCGGCCACGATCCGCGTAGACAAGCGGATCGTGTCAGCCAGCAACTCGCCCGTGATCCGCGCCTGCCCGGCCTGGAGCATCTGCGTCGTGACCTTCGCGAACGTAGCCACCTTGGCCCACAGTTCCTCGCTGGCGGTGATCTTCGGGGCGGTGACCGCCCCGTCGCCCAGTTGGACCGCACCCACGCTGCCGGGGACCAATACCTTGCCGGCGACCAGCATGTAGTCCTGCCAGGTCTTCTCCTGCCCGGACCACACCTTGACGCCAGTGGCCTGCTTGTCCGCCCCGGTCACCACCCACAGGTCCCCGTCGACGGGGGAGTCCGGGGCGGTGGCGGCGACGGTCACGCGGCCGATCGCCCGCTTCAGGGCGTTCGCGGCCGCCTCGCCAGAGGTGGTCGCAGCATCACGAGCGGCCTTGACCTCCTCGGCCAGGCGCTTCTGCGCCGCCTCGATCTCAGCCTTGGCGGCGTCAAGCTCGGCCTTGGTGCCGGCCGCTTCCAAGGCGATCTGCCCCGTCACCCCGGTGGGCCGGGCCTGGCCGCCCTCAGGCAGGGAGGCCGGGCTCACCACCTGGTAGACGCGGCCGGTGCCATCCTGGAGGCACACGCACTCCGCACCGATGGCGGTGACTCCGCCGTCAGCCGGGGCCACGACCTCGCTCACCGGGTCATCCGCCGGCAGCTCGACGCGCACCATGCCGCCGTCCATGACGTCGGTGACGCGGCCAGTGGCCCACGTGCCCGCCTGGCTGCCGGAGCCGTAGGACGCCTGCTGGCTGGCGACGGCGGTGCGCGGGGACGGTTTGCGGTCGATCCACAGGTTCGGTCTCACCATGCCAGTTCCTCCATGTCTACGCGCATCTGCCCGGCCGGCTTGTCCACCGGCAGGCTGTAGGCGGTGACCTTGCCGACGATGACCTCTCCCGCGTCGGTGTGGACTGCGATCACGTCGCCGGCCTCCAGGCGGGGGTCGGCGGCGATCTCCACGGAGCGTTTCGACGTCGCTGACAGGTCCGTCTCCATGTTCGTGAGCGCCGCCTTGTGGACGGTGGCGCGGCTGTCGGCGGAGTTGATTTCCTTGCGCTCGGTGACCCATCCGTAGACGGCGGGCTCGTAAGGCCAGGAGGCCGCCGTGGCGACGCCTGTCCACTTCACGGCCGGCTTCTTGTCGTTGGACTGCTGCGGGCTGCCGACGGTCACCCACCGGTTCGGGCGGCGCTCCACGCTCTTGCGGGGAGCCTCGATGAGCATGTCCCGGCCCGTGTAGCGGGCGACCGGGTTTCGGGCTGTCGTCTGCGCCCACAGGTGCAGGCACCCGTCGGCCTTGACCGCCCAGTTGATCCCCCTGGGGTGGCACAGGTCCCGGATCGCCTCAGTCCGCGAGTGGCCCCACTGTGTGGACGCGGGCACCAGCGGGTTCGGGGTCCCAGGGTCCAGCACCACCGGGAGGGTGCCGGCGAGCCGCTGCGTCTCAGACAGGACAGTCGCTCCACGTGGCGGCGATGACGGCCACGCCATAGGATCCTGCTCGAGCACCTGTAGCAGGTCCAGCGCCTCGACCTTCACCTTCCCGGACGTGTCCTCCTCCCAGGACTGGTGCTGCCACCATCCGAGGTCCACCTCGTCCCGGCCGGCCGGGGTTTCGAGGATGGCGACGACGTGGCTGCGCTGCCCATAGTTGTTGAGCGGGCTCGCGGGTGACTCCGGCACCCACCCTGATGGGCAGGTGTAGGACAACTTGCCGGGCACGACCCGGTCGGACGCCCAGTCGATCTGCACGTCCTCGCACGGGATGTCCAGGGCGACGACGGTCCGCCCTAGGTGGACGTCGACCCTGGCACCGACGGCGACGGGCCCGGCCAGGGCCTCAGTGCTAGGCCCCGGCCTCATGGCATCCCCTGCACACGCTTGGCGACCTCGAGCGCAGACCACGCCTGCCAGCCCGGAGTCTCCGGGTGCGCCTCGCCGTAGTCCGCCCATTCACCCCAGGTGGTCACCGGGACAGCCCCCATCGGAGAGTCCCCCTCGCGGGGCTCGTGAGCCGTCCACTTCACCGTCAGCTCGATCAGATCATCGATGAGCCGCTTCCGGGAGACGCCGGTGACGATGACCATCCTCGGAGGCACCCCCGCCGTCGGGGCGGAGGGGATGAGCATGATCGGGTGATGGGCCTGGAGCACCCACCACAGGTAGGGCTCATAGTCCGGGTGGCAGGCGATGACACCGGCCCCCGTCTCGGGCTCATCCCTGAGCGCCCACCTGGTGACCCCGCCGACGCGGGATGCTTTCGAGGACCACTCCACGGGATCCTCATTGCTGACGTAGATCAAGCCGGGTGCGGATCTCCCGTCCCGGCCGGCCACGTAGACGCCGTACCAGTCCCCGACGGGGCGGGTGAGCGACACGCTGTCGCCCCCCGCCCTGTAGGTGGTCTCGACGCCGGGCGCGGCCAGCCCGTCAGCCACCAGATGCTGCCCCTCCCCTAGGCGGGCTAGCACGCGGTCACCAGCGGTCACCGTGACCGACCCGTCCACGAGGAGTGACGGGAGCCCGGACGTCGTGCCGATCCACCCCTTGAGCGCCATGCTGGCTCCTCTCAGTCGTTGCGTGAGACCTCGACGGCGACCCGCTCAGCCTCGACGCGCATTCGGCCGACTAGTTCGCCGTCGACGTCGCGCACCTCGAGCACCGAGGGCGTGTTGCCGCCCTTGCTGAGGAGGTCGTCGATCTTGGACCACTGGCCGCCAGTGAAAACGGGCTCCGGCTTGCCGGTGGCGTTGAGGACCGTCGTCAGCCCCGGCTGCAACAGGCCGCCGCTATCGAACTTGTAGAGCCCGGTCGACGGGCTGCCGTAGATCGGGGTCTCGCGGACCGGGATGCCGAACGTTGGGGCCTCGACCATCATCCCGTTGCCGGAGGCGATGGCGATGTGGTGCGCGGGTGCACCCCAGAACAACAGGGTCCCAGGGGTGTTGTAGGAGCCGCCGGGCGTGCTGCCTGCCTGGTAGCCGGCGGCCGTCAGGCGCGGGATCTGGGAGCCCATCTGGTGGGCCGCCCAGTACACGAGACCCGAGCAGTCGACGCCGGGCGGGATGCTCGATCCACCCCACACGTAGGTCGCGCCGATAGCCTTCCTCGCGGCGTTCACGATGTCGCTGGCGGCCATCGTCGCGGTCTTACCCTTGAGCCACTGGCCGAAGCCATCGACCCACTTCCCCGGCAGGGCGGCCGCCATGTCCTTGAAGAAGCCACTGCCGGGGAGCCCGGCCATGACGGCCTTCATGGGGGCGCGCATCAGGGCATCGACCGCCCCGAGCGGGTCGGAGATGATCGAGGAGACCGCGTCCGCCGCGCTGGAGATCCAGCCGGTGGCCGTGTCCCAGCCCGAGCTGACGGTGCCCTTGATCTTGTCCCAGATGCCGCCCTTGGCGAAGGCGGCAAATTTCGCGCCCGTGTCCCCGCCGGGGATGTGCGCCCCGCTCGAGCCCCGCGCGGCCGCGTTCATCCGGTGGACGGCGGCAGGGCCGCCGACAGCTTTCACCCACTCCGGCCTCATGATGGCCTCACCACCGGACAGGGCGATCGCGCCGCCACCGTCGGGGCTGTAGAAGTGGTAGATGTCCTTGCCTGGCGAGTATCCGGGTAGGACACCACCACTGGCGTAGCCGGGGATCGGGCTGACGTCCGGGAGACGGAGCGAGAGACCCAGTTTCTCCGCAATGGAATCAGCCGTCTTCTTAATACCATTCTTGTAAACAGTATTAATGATGAAGTTAATCGGCTTCGCAGCGATCCCCTTAACGGAATCCCACACGGTCTGAATACCGGACTTCATATTCTCGAAGGCCTTTTTGATATTCGTCGTGACTGTATCAAAAATAGGCTTCAGAGTGTCCTGGAACCAAGACGCGACCGTATTAATGGTACTCTTGATGCCATTCCAGACGGTCTTGATTCCACCCCACAGCAGGTCGGCACCATTCTTGATGCCATTCCACACCGTGGAAATGACTGGCTGCACATAGGTCTGGAACCAACTGACGACCGTAAGCACGGTCGACTTGATTCCATTCCAGATCGTGACAATACCATTCCAGAGGAACTGTGCCCCAATCTGGATGCCGGTCCACACTGCGGAAATGACAGGCATGACATAGGCCGTGAAGAAATCGGCGACAACCTGCACGGCCGCCTTGATACCATTCCAAATGGTCACGATTCCGTTCCACAGGAATTGCGCACCCGCCTGGATCCCCGACCAGACAGCGGCTAGAACCGGGGCAACATAAGCGTTGAACCAATCCACGGCCACACCGACGGCGGCCATGATCCCGGTCCACACGGCCTGGATCCCGGTCCACAAATACTGCGCCCCGGTGACAATCCACGACCAGACCGTCGCGAGCGTCGGAGCCACGTAGGCCATGAACCAGTCCACAACCAGTTGGACGGCGACCTGGATAAGCGTCCACACCACAATGAACGGGATACTCAGCGCCCAAATCCCGACCTTGATAGCCGTCCATACGGCCTCGAATACAGGCACGACATAGGTGCTGAACCAGTCGGCCACCGTCTGCACCGCAGTCTGAATACCAGACCAGACGCCGGAGACGATACTCACGAGCCCGTTCCAGATGCTCCCCAGGACACTCACAGCGCCCGTAATAACCGGCACCACGTAGGAGGTGAAGAAACCAGATACGGCGTTCCACACCGTATTCCAGGCCGAGCTGAGAGCATTCAGGGTCGCATCCCAGTAAGGGGCGATCCAAGCCAGGAACTTCTGAAACTCCTCTGTGATCGCAGCCCACGCCTTTTTACCCGTCTCCGTCTGCGTGAAAAACCACGCCAGGGCGGCGACGACAGCGAGAATAGCCGTCACGATGAGAATATACGGGTTGGCTTCGGAAACCACGTTGAACGCCGCCTGCGCCTTCTTCGCGGCGTCCACGGCCTTCTCCATGGATTTCAGACTGGTCACCCATTTCAGGATGCTGCCAGCCTGCTTGATGCCGTCAATCGCCGTCGACGCCTTGTGGAGGGCCCAGAAAGAGCCTGCCGCGGTGCCGACCGTGACGGCCAGGGTGGAGAGCATTCCCTTGTGCTCGATGCCCCAGGCTGTCGCGGTCAGGAGGGCGTCGCCGACCTTGACGATGGCGTCACGCAGGCCCTCGAGGAAACCGGTCAGCGGCGAATTCGGGTCGAGCCCGAACAGTGGCTTATCCGTCTCCCCAGTGAAGATGATCTCCGCGAGGCCTTGCACCGACGGAATTAACGTGTCGTTAATCCACGTGCCAGCCTCGATAGCGGCATCACGGACACTGAAGAGGAAATCCACCAGGGCACTGTCCTCTTCGAGGCCGAATAGCGAGTCAGGTCCCTGATAGTCGCCGGAGAACAGGACGCTGGCGACACCCTGTAGGCCGGGCACCAGCGTCCCGGTGATCCAGTCACCGGCAGCGCGAGCGGACTCTCCTATCTTGAAAAGGAAGTCGACGATGCCGCTATCCTCTTCGAGGCCGAAGAGTTTATCGGATCCGTCAAACTTTCCCTTGGAGAGAATATCCCAAACGCCCTGAATTCCAGGGACAAGTTTGTCGTTGATCCACCCGAAAGCCGCCTCGGCTCCGGTGGCGACATTCCCCATGAAGTCCGTCAGTGCGGGCTTGATCTGGTCGACGATACCCATCGCCCCAGACACCAGGGCCGCCTCAAGGTTACCCCAGGCGCCCTCAATCGTCTTGGTCGACGTCGCCGCCTCCTTGGCGACGTCCGTCATGCCGAGGTCCATCACCGCGGCGTTGAATTCCTCGGCGGTGATCTCACCCTTCTCCATCGCCTCACGGAAATTGCCCGTGTAGGCACCCGCCTCTAGGAGGGCCTGTTGGAGTTTCCCGGATGCGCCGGGGACAGCGTCAGCGAGCTGGTTGAAGTTTTCGGTGGTGAGTTTCCCCTGACCAGCGGTCTGGGTAAGCACCATGCCAACAGACTTGAAAGTCTCGGCGTTTCCACCGGCGACAGCGTTGAGGTTGCCAGCAGCCTCGGCGAGTTTGTCGTAGCCCTGGACATTATTTGACGCCAACTGGGCGGTGATCGACTGAATATCCGACAGGCCGTAGACGGTCTTGTCCGCGTAGTCCTTCGTGGACTTGGTGAGCCGGTCGACGTCGGCCGCGGATTTCCCCGCGAAGTTCAGGGTGTTCTTGAACTTATTCGTCGCGTCGGAGGCGGTGATCGCCTGGGTGGCAATGTCCGAGAAACCCGCGGCGAGGCCGACGGCGGACGTGACGGCTAGCGCCCCGGCGGCGATCTTCCCGACCTTGCGGAACGCCCCACCCAGGCCGGAGACAATACTGTTCTCCGCCTTGGAGGTATTGACGCGGTTGAGCTGGCCCTCGACCTCGCGGGTGAGGTTGGAGCCGGAGATAGCGACCTGAATCCAGGCGGTTCCGATGTTGTAGCCAGCCAATCCAGGTCCTCCTCTATATGCTGGGAGGCCCCACAGCGGCGTGCTGTGGGGCCTCCCTCGTGTTTGGTTATGTGCTGGCCTGGGCTGCCAGTTCTGGGTGCCTGGCGAGCCATCGGCGGGCCTTGGCGTCCTGCCGCTCCTGCGCCTCCCTGGCCTTGGCCTGCCAGCCCGGTTCGGGTGGCTGCGGAGGCTTCGGCAGGTCGGATTGCTTGGCTCCGACGGCGCTAGCGATGTAGCAGCAGATCTGCCAGGCGGCCATCCTCACGGCCGTGACCTCATCGGAGAGGGCGACATCCCCGCCCATAGCCCTCCCCAGGGCCGAGCCGGGCGGGAGGCCCCGGATGAGGACCAGCAGCCTGCGAGGCGTCAGCCGGCCCCGGTAGAGGTCCAGCAGGTCGACGCCATAGACCCTGAGCAGGTCGGCCTCGATCTCCTCCCCATGCTCCCTGAGGAGCGCGGGGAGGGCCATCAGTTTCCCGCGTTCAGGACCTCAAAGACCTGCTGAAGGAACTCGCCCATGCCGTCGGCGCTGACCTTGCCGTCCTTGCGGACGTGGTTCTTCACCTCGTTGTAGGCGTCACCAAGGACGGCCTTGGTGACGCGCATCATCGCGGCGGGTGAGGCACTACCGTCCTCCATGGCGGCCAGCGCCTCAATCACCTCCCAGTCGGACTGGAAAGCGGTCGGGTCAACCTCGATGGTCAGGCCGTCGACGGTCACCTCAACGATGCGACCCCCGTTGGCCTCGGCCTCCTGGAAGTCCTTCGGCGTCGCGGCCCCAATCTCGGCGGCGCGCTTCCCGGTCTCGCTGGTCTTCTTGCTAGTCATGTCGGTCCCTTTCAGGTGGTGGCGGTCCCAGGTGTGTGGTGACCCCACCCCGGCGCAGGGACCGACCAACCGCGCCGGGGCAGGGAGAATGAGGGCCTTATCAGGCCGGGATCAGCGACTTCGCGTTGGAGTAGATGACGTAGTCGCCCAGGACGCTCAGCTTGTAGGACCAAGCCGTCAGTTCGCCCACCTTGAAGGCGACCTCGCCGCGCTCACCCAGTTCCAGGCGAGGGAAGACGATCCGCATGCGGGTACGCGCATCCCCGGTGGAGGCGGTATCGAAGACGTCGAGGACGCCACTGAGCACGGTCACCGTGCGCTGCGCCTTCGCCGTCAGTTTCGCAACGTCGGTCTTCTGCGGGCCGGCCCCGATCTGCTCCTGAATCTTCTCGGCCTTCGCGTTCAGGAAGCGGGTCACGATATCCAGTTGCGACTCGAGCAGGGCAGCCTCGAGCCCGGTTTCTGAAGAGTCCATGAACGTGCGAACCACGCCATGGCCCTGGTGGCCTTTGATCTTGGTGACCGAGTCATCCATGGTCAGCTTGATTCCGTCGTCGGACAGCCATCCGCAGTCCTTCAGGGTGGCGGGGACGGCGGTGGTGAGGCCCTGAATCTTGGTGGCGAGGGCGGCGTCATAGGGACCTAGGAAGAGTGAGTCATCGTCCGACCCAAAGCCAAGCACGTTGTCGGCATTCACTGCCATTGGTTTCTCCTTACGGTTGGTTCCGTGTGGTGATCTGGTAGGTGGCCGTCGCGCGGGCGGCCGTGATAGTCGGGTCGGGCGACTCTGCTGGGGCGTTCCCCGTGACCCTCGTGACCGGCCAGTCGTGGCCGGCCACGAGAGCGTTGATCGCTGCATCAACACGAAGGGCCAGGCGCATTGCCTGGCCCGTAGTTGGCGCGAAGGAATCGATGGTGACCTGCCCGGTAGAGAGCACCCGCTGGTGCTGGCCCTGACCGCCCGTGGCAATCACCAGCACCAGAGGCCCCGGCGGATCCCCGTCCTCGTAGGGGACGGTGGACACCACCTGCACATCGGTCAGGGCCGCCTTCAGGGCCGCCATCACCAGGGCCTTCGTGTCCCTAGAGGTGCCAGCCATCAGCCACCACCCCCGCCGTAGACGTGCTCCAGGACGTGCTTACGTGCCTGCCTCAGCCCCGCCTCGCGGGTGCCGGCACGCACGTAAGCGCGAGCACGCGAAGTCGTCGAAGAGTGCACCTTGAAGCCCTCCCCTGCCCGCTCGGCGAGCCCCTTAGCAGCCCCATTGACGGCGTCCTGCGCCTCACGGGACTGGAGCATCTGGGCGACGCCCGGCCCGTTGAGCCGGAACTTGATCTTCCCCATCAGGCACCCCCCGTCTGTCTCGGGTCGGTGGCGGCGTGGAGCGTCACCACGCTGCCCTTGGGCCAGCGCGCCGGGGCACCCTCGACCCTGTACGTGATGCCAGCGACGCGCAGGAGATCGCTGGAGCGGATATCCGGGTGCTTGCCGCGCCAGTACAGAGTGGGCTGGCTGACGACCGGCGCTGACCCGGCAGTGACCGGCTCGCTGGTGCCGCCGGGGTTGAGCAGGGCGGGCGGCAGGGCACTCTCCAAGACCGGTCCGGGGACAGCCTCACCGTACTGGTCTGTGCCACCGTCGCCCGCCCTGAGTCTCGTCACGGCGACCAGGCCGGCGGCGATCACGGGGCCACCGCCGGAGCCAGCAGATCCACCTCGAACGCCGCACCACGTCGGCCGCCCAGTTGCTTCAGTTCAGCCGCCCGCAGGAACAAATCGCCTTCCGGATTCGAGTAGGCGTACTGGTCAGTGAACGGGCCCGTCGTGTGCATCTCACTGGCCAGGAGGCCCCTGGGCTCCGGAAGCCCGTCAGCCGCCCCCTGCTCGGCCTGCAACGCGCGCTTCACGACCGCGCAGGCGATGCGCTTCAGTGTAGACAGAGACGCGTGCTGCCAGCGCGGCGCAGAGGACTTGATGAGGTCCGTCGCGTCCTCCAGGAGGACCGCGGCCCGCTTATGCTCCTGCTCGGACAGGCCACGCCAACGCGCCTCCAGGTCCTCGACGGTGGCGAAGGTGTCAGCCATTCTTGCCCCGCTTCGGGGTCTCCTCCTCAGGCGGGGTGGCGTCCTCGGGGTCCGTGGGCTCCTTGGTGGCCTCGGGGTCCTCGGGGCTGGTCTCGGCGTGCTCGCCACCAATATCGTCGGCGTCAATACCCCACTCTTCCAGGAGCGGAGCAAGCGCCTGCATCGTGGCCTCATCCACCTCGGCGACCCCATCCACGAACTCAACGCGCGGGGTAGTCACCAACAGCGACGGGTGCTTATAGCAAGTGATCCTCATGATTCCCTCTCTCAGGGCCAGGCAGGGGCGCCCCACACACTGCGAGGCGCCCCCATGCCGCGTCAGCCAGCAGCCACCGTCAGGCAGCCGTGCGCCTTCTCGTTGCCGTACTCCAGGCCAATCTCGCCGTAGAGCTGCACGTCGTCCGACGCGCCGGTCTTCGCCAGCGGCTCCGCGAAAAAGTGCCCCTTGCCGGGGATCTCCATGAAGACCGGAGACAACTGCTCCAGGGACGCGACGATCAGCTTCGTGGGCGGAACGTAGCGGTTCAGCATGATGTTCAGGGACCCGAAATCGGTCTCGATGGTCTTCAGGTTGACGCCGCCGACGTTGCGGGACGACTCCTGGTACTTCGCCTCCTTGATGAAGACCCTGGTGAGGGCGCGCTTCAGCGTGGAGTTCACGATGAGGGTCCGGGTCTCGCCCTCCTGGAGGCCACCGTTCGTCCAGACCTTCTCGATGAGGTCAACGACGTCGGCCTCAGTGAGTTCGCTCGCCTTGTGGGTGGTGGTCGCCACGTTCGTGGTGATCGCCTCGATCAGGCCGCGAGTCTTGCGGGGCGTCTGGTTGTCCGTCGGCTTGGCGTACTTCCCCGTGATGAAGGTCTTCTCGACGTCACGGCCGATCTGCTTCAGCTGGGTGCCGATCTGGAAGGCCAGTTCGTCGGCGGGCAGGACGGTGCTGCCGATGGTGACAGTCGTCGACCCGGTTGCCGGGGTCACCTGCTTGGTTGCGCCCTGGGCGGTGTAGGAGACGGACACGGCCTCCTGGTGGATCTCGGTGACGTTGGAGGCGGCGAAGCGCTTGCGGGCCTCGAAACCGGGGGCCTTCGCGCCCTCGGTGCGCTGGCGGCCGTCCTCGGCGTCGCGCAGGTCGTAGCCGGACCAGGACCACTCGGTCCCGCCGATGGACTTGCCGCCGGTCAGTCCACCGATTGAGGACAGCAGCGGCGTGTCCTCGGGGCTGGCGGCGAAGAGTTCGCCGACGTAGTTCGGGCAGTTGTAGGTGGTTGCCATGCCGGTGATTCCGGGCATCATGGCT